CTTCGCTGAAGATGGGAGTCACAACTTCCACTAAACGAGGCAAGTCCCGAGAATCCAACGGTATGTTGGTCCACGATCCTGAGCCCACGCAATATACGTGGAGGCAGGGTTTGGAGCAATCTATCTGACGCATGCCATAATCCTTTATTAAAGAGATTGTTGCATGTATCAATGATAGCTTGACAATCCGTTGGACTGTCAGCCGTCACTGTCTTTGGCTTTACGGGAGTAACATCGTTACCCATGTAGGCCTCAGAGCCACAGGATTCCCTAAAGAACCCGGTGACATACGATTTACTCGTATTCACACGAAGTTCAAGAGACTCCATAATGGCCAGTAACGGCGCATACCCATGTGACGGGATGATAATATCATCGCCGTACACACGGACCTGACCTACCAAATGCCGGATTTTAGACCAGCGCACAGGTCCCTTAAGACTCGCCGTGATGGCGATTATTAAGAAGACAAGTGACTGGACCGGAAAGGTAGTTGCTGAACCTTGCGAGGCAAACTTCTTGAGTTTCAAGAAGTCCGGGGGATTCGAGATATCATCACGAATCCACCTCGTACGTACGGCGTGCAAAGCGCGCAGTAAAGAGGGATTACCTCTAAACATGCGCTCCACGGTCCAACACGTAAGACGATCGCTAGCGGAGGACAAGTCCACCGTTGCAAGCGAACGATCCAAGGAACTCTTCACGACCATCTCGGATGATAGATCCTGACGGCTAAAGTTGATAAACTCCCGCAGAAGCGGGCGCTTACATCTTTGCCTAAGGAACTTCCAAACCAATTGCTGACAGTACTGATGTGCTGTCGGCTCAGCTGCAATAAGGCGAGGAGCCTTAGCAGTTTTTGGTACGGTAATCAAACGAGAAGCCACCTCATGATTTGGTGGCCGTTCCATATCCGAGCCAGCGGTTTTACCCACAAGCTCAAACGGGAACACACCGTGAAGCTTTTGCGGCCAGTTAGGGAATGAAGATTTATCTTCATTTCTAATCCTTTCCGCAACAGCACCAGGTCCATGCTTGAAACCAGTACCACGGGACTCGCTTTCCAACTCCTCTGAGAAGAGAAGAGGGTCAATAGGTCCTATGGCATCCGCGAAGAGGTCAGCAACTTGCTGACACCTACGCAGGAGGTATTCGAGGTTCAGCTCCTCGGAGCGTTCTTCTTCTTGCCTTTCGGCAAGATGGAACGGATCAGAGGGATGAGAGAGGGCAACAGACTCGCCAAGGTGGCGATCACGGCCCCCGTCCTCGAAATCGACGTCGTCGAGATCCCATCGGACAGATGGGTGACGGAGTCGTCGTTCGATACCATGGTACTCTCCTACTGTCGCTTGAATGCGATCATAAGAGCATTCCGTGGCCAACTTCTTCCCAATGCAGCTAAGCTGCCGAAGAAAGAAAACGGCTAAAGTATCGACCTCAGGTCTCAAGCAACCGTCAAGATCGAACACGCGCTTCCATAGTCCCGAGAAAAGTCTCGGCACGTTGGCTCGATTCGAGACTACTCGTGAGAGTGGTCCAGAAGCGATAAGGCGTCCATTCTCTAAACCATCTAAAAGGATGGCATCGAGATTGGGAAGGTCCAGCGTAAAAACAGCTAGGCCTCTCGTTCGACATAAAAGGGTTAGGGTCTCAAAATCGAGATCCAGCCCCTTCAACGACGGGTACGCCGCACGGATATCAGCTATGACACCGTGCGTGACATGGAGTAGAATACTAACCTGGCTTTTCATTCCTAGTTCCTTTCGGGACGATGGAATCCAAGCCACGGATCTGCTCACTTACACTACCTTCTCAAGGTAGTGTCACGGAACTACGCCGGCTAGTGAGAACTAGCTTTCGTAGTTGATCATCTTGCTGACGTTATTGCCCGAGCTCGCGCTCAGCCAATTACACAACGCGATGGTCAGGTTGACGGGATCGACGGTGGTATCACCCACCTCGTTCTCGATCACCGCGTACATGCGCCTGACATAGGCGCGCGTCGACGGTGCAACCGGAAACACCGTCCAGCGGAACTCGACATTGTGGCGATCGATCTGAACGCCACGCGTCTTGTCCACGCGGGAGGAATTCCGAATGAAGAGGCGATATTCATCCGTGGGAGACCGCAGGAGGTACTCGGAGGAGTACTTATCCTGATTGATCTTCTGCAGATTCTTCGCCACGGCATTCACCGTGAGGGTTTGCGGATCCGCGAACATATTCTATTCCACTTCTTGGTTCAGTTAGCTGCGATTAAGGCAGTTTAGCCTTCATCGCAAATAATGAGGCCAAGATGCCCACTTGATTCCCATCGAGAAATGGGAATTGAGCAGTGATAGACGGAGAGACAGTCGTACGTGTACGGCTACGCCGGACGATCTCAATGGAGGCCATTTTAGTGGCACCTTGAACAACATCCGGACATTGCCAGACTGTCTTGGTCTCCAGCATAACGACGCAAGTCGTAAGCTGCGCTGGTATGATATTCCTGTTCGCCTTAAGAAAGGTACCCAGGTTAGCACCCCAGTCGATGAGCCAACTCCACGGAATAATCTGCCACACTGTTGATAGATCAACAGTGCCGCCGAGAACCGCGCGTTGGATCAAGAGACGCATTTGATCGGGAGTATACACTTTGGAAAGATCAGCCGTCGGTAACCACCGACAGTGAACTTTCTTAGTGAAACTTGTCAAACCATGTGCGCGAGCATTGAAGAAAACTCCATTGCTCTGGGGGACCCAAAGGTCCGATCCCGCATATGATGACTGCCCGGCCAAAACCGTACGTCGAAGTCCTTTAACGGTTTTAAGCTTATTTACCTCACGAACTCGTCTGTCGACTTGGTCGTGAAATCGGCAAATAGTCTTAACTATGTCATCAACTACGGGTTTTATCCCAAATTGATAACGTAGGTTCTCTCTCGCCAGTTCACGGATGAGGTTCGAACCTCTCTGTTGAATAAGGTGAAAGAGTTCACCGATCTGAAGCAAATCCACCGGAATGTCCACATAAGGACGCGATGGATTTGTTCTGGCGGCCGCAGATGTTGCGGCAGCCACATCAGAAGGGACTCCAGTGACATTAAGCAGATGCGGACCAGGAACACTCGTGGACCTCAACATATCACAGACATAGGAAGAAAATCCCGTGCCTGAAGTTGAGTTAAACGGAGTGTCAATGGTCCCACCCTTGAACTCCCAAGAGGAAATATCAAGAGGACGACAATCACCAGGATCATTAAAATCCTGAATGGTTGAAGTCCAGTTGGTAACTCTTGTAGAGGGAACGGGTGAACCGGATTGCCACCTAGTACCTCCAGGAATGGAGGAGGTAGCCGTCCGCACACGTTGTGGCATGCTTAAGGTCCTATCACAGTTGGAGGACTGGCTCTTAGATCGGGGATATTATCCCCTCTTTGAGAACCATGTAGGGAACCTGAAAG